CATTGAACGCGAGATACGCTGCCTTCGCCTCGATGACCGCGCTAGGCAGCTGAGGGAGATCCGTATCCTTGACCAGAGTTGATGGCCCTATCTTGCCCTCGATGACGAATGCTTGAACTGCTGTATTGACGGGCCAGAACTCAATCTGCACGTTGCCATTGATATCGAAACCGGCATTGCACCACTCTGTAGGAGGGTTACCTCCATAGCAGGTACGGCCCGGATCCTTCTCGTTCAGTACCTCGCGGGATATCTCTACGAGGTCTATCTGGCCCGGTCCTCGCACGTTGTAGATCTCAAGGAATGGTGCTCCGTTCGGGGCTATCACAGAGTAGATATTGGTCGAGATGTTATATCCTTGGTCTGTTGCTGTGATGCCATTGAACGGCTGAGCTAGAGTCAGACTCGTGGTGCTCTCTACCGATGCAATTGGATATGGAGTGCTGCCAGTCGGGCTGCCGTATGCGAGCTGGGAGACTGCATTAGTCGGCAGGAAGAAGTTTGTACCAGAGCCTGTAACGGTGGATGAACCTTGCGTTAAGCTGACGGTGCCGGTGGTCTGGGATGCAGAGCTGTAGAGGATCGTATTGGTGAGCAGGAAGCTCCATTGATACGCCTCTACCTCTTCTCTCTGTGCTTGATTGATGAACCCCTGAATATCACTGTCAACGAGCTTCGCCATTAACAGGATACGCAGGTCACTGGTCATGACTGAGAAATTGGCCACCGTACACCTACTCGGGCGCAGGTTAACAGGGCTGCGGTCGGTCTCAACCGAATGTGAGCCAGATCAGACTAGTAGCCGCCGCGAGATCTCCACACCACAATAGCCTCTTCACCCACTACTGGAGCTGGAGTCGGGCTCTGAGCATACTCGGATAGTAGCTGAGCTAGAGTGATATTCACTTGCACTCCAGCACTAGTGCGACGACTGAGCATTGCAGCTATATCAGTCCAGTAACTCCAGTACTGCGGATGGTCCGGTGGAGGTGGAGGAGGTACAAGCTCACCGGGTCGCCAAGACAGAAGCTCTGCAATGACGCCTCGGGTTCGTGCCTCCCTCAGATCGGACGCGATACGCGCAGCCTGGATGGCCCAGAAGGGCCAGTATTGGGGGTTGTCAGGTGTTGGAGGTGGAGGGGTCTGAGGATATTGCGCCAGTGCGAGAGCCGCTTGAGCAGCAAGCTGACTTGCCTGATAGCGCTGTCGGATGATGGCAGCGAGCGGATCGGTCCAATATGCCCAGTACTGAGGGACATCAACCGCTGTTGGAGGAGGAGGCGGTGTCTGTGGATATTGGATCAGCGCGAGGAGCGCACTGAGGGGCAGACCTGTTGATTTGGTCGGCTGTGTCCAGTAGGACCAGTACTGCGGAACGTCAGGTGGTACAGGCGGTGGAGTCTGCGGATAATTCAGCAGGGCAGCGAGATTCGCCGCTGCGATGTCCTGAACAGACCACTTCAGGCGCTGAGTCCAGTACTCCCAGTATTGCGGGTTATCAGGCGCTGGTGGGGGCGGTGTCTGGGGATACTGGAACAGATGAATGGCGCTAGCGAGCGGGAGCGCTTGAGCACCACGTCTGAGCTGCCAGAAAGCCCAGTATTGCGGATTATCAGGAACTGGAGGGGTCTGCGGATAATGGTAGAGCGATAGCAGACTCGCCCGAGCAGCCAAGTTGTCGGCTGTACGCCTCGTAGTCCAGTAGGACCAGTACTGTGGATTGTCCGGCTTTGGAGGAGGCGTCTGGGGATACTGATACTGCAGAGCTGAGACAGCTCTCGTGCGTGCAGTACGGGCTTCCTCAGTCGTTAAGCGTGCTCGGTCGACCCAGTAGGACCAGTACTGAGGGTCGTCAGGTTTGGGAGGAGGAGTCTGCGGATACTCTGATTGGACCAGCTGGAGTGCTGTAAGCCGCATCGCAGCTAGTCGAGCATTATCCACCCGAGAGCCAAGTAGATTCCAGAATGCCCAGTACTGAGGGTCATCGGCTGTAGGCGGCGGAGGGGGTGGAGTTTGCGGATACTGGATGTTCTGGTACAGCGCGTTGAGCCGTCGAACACCAAAGTCATCGAACTGCTTGAGGAACTGAACGCCAGTAGAGCCGACCGCAGGAGGGGGAGGAGTCTGCGCGTATGAGTAGTTATAGAGGAACTGCCCGACTGTACCAGCCGTCGCCATCGGCTTTGGTGGTATAATCTGTGACCAGAAGCCCCACTCCGACTTGAAATCAGTGACAACGGTGGCAGCAGCTAAGAGCGCAATCGAGAAGCCAATGTAAGTCTCGGTTGCGCTTGCAGTTACGGTGTGAGTGCCGGTAGCTCCAGATGCGGATAGAAGCGAATCGAATAGAACTCCAGAGACGTTGTTGGTAGTGGAGCTGAAGCCCTGCTCCTCAATAGTGCCCAGCGTCGGAGCGCTATATGTGACACTACTGATGTTGCTGCCCACCCACATTACCAGCATGTCGGTGGTGCCAGTGGGGCTTATAGAGGGAACTATAGGAGTACGAGTATTGCTTGAGCTACTATCTTTGTTGGAGTCATCGATTGGCGTAGTGCCATCAACTCCAGTGTAGATACCACAGGACCAGTACAGACCTGTACTAGCCGCGAGCGAGATAGTGACACTCGGATTAGTATCGGTGCCTGTGCATATCCGGTAGAACGCGGCAGACTGGTAGATGTTGGCAACGTTAGTAGTGCAAAGTGGAACTAGTGTCCATCCGGTCGGCGCAGACAACGCGGTGCCAGACCGAAGTACAATGAATAGGATAGCTACATCGCCGCTGCTGACACCAGATATATGCCCAGTGCCGCTGAAGATAGCCGGAGTGAAAGAGGACGCACTACCAGTTACGGTACCTTCAGCATATCCTCTGGCAGTGATAGCCACTCGATATTAGCCTTTGAGTGCAGCCAGTGCATTCCTTATGCGGCTCAAGATGTTCTGCTTGTGACGCTTCCCAGTTCTCGGATCCACCCTGCACATAGGGCAGGCCACCTCGCCAGCAGCGACCACAAATAGGAGCGGGTGGCCACGGAAGCCACATCCTGAGCAGGTGAACACAGGATCGACCGGCTCCTCTCGCTTCGGCTGAGCGCCATTGGGGTTGTAGCTCGTGGTGATGAAGTCACTATCTCCAGTGTCGAATCCGACACCGAATCCAACACCAGTCTTAATCGGCATCTTCGGGTACCCATCGGGACGGCTTGATTGCTCTGAGCATGAAGATCATATTGTGCGCTCCTTCGGGATTCTCACAATGTTCCAGCTCGAAATCAGCGTGGTAGATATATCTGAAGTCAGACATGCTGGTTCTGCCAATGTCATTGGTATAGCTGCCCTGAGACAGGAACGTGAAAGTACCGGGAGCTATAATCCGGGTGTGACTCGGGTCTCCCCAAGCCCACTGATGATTCCAGCGAGGGACGGTCCCGACCAGTGCACCATTGGGCTTGAGGATACGCCAATACTCGCTGAACTCTGCAAAGAAGCTTCTCCAGTCTCCCTGAGTGCCTATATGCTCCAATACCTCATAGGCGTGAATCTCATCGAAGGTCTCATCATCGAACGGCAGAGGGCGCTGATTCAGATCCCACACCACGTCAGGCTTGTGTCTCGGGTTATTGTCGAGCGTGGTGAGATTATGCCAGCCGACATGCTCGTTCTCTTCGGGCGTGTAGCATGCGCTACGGAGGCCGATACGCCGCTCCCGATCAGCACCACATCCTAGCAACAACTCTCTAATCATCAGTTCCATGCTCCTGAGCGTATGACGAATATGCCTCCAGAGGGGCTGTCGGGCTGAGGCGGATTGGTGGCGACGGTAGCGGGTGGTGCAGGATTCAGCAGAATGGTAAGCGCTGACCAGTCAAACGCGCTGCTCAGTGTACCAGTATATGTACCAGTCGCTCCTGTACCGGACAGAAGCTGCTCACCAGTCCATAAGCCATAGTTACTGTTGTTGACGTATGGCACCACCTCACGTTGTGTCGTACCGGCGGGCGTAGTGCTAAGAGTGAACGAGGTAGAGGTGCTATCAGAGTGGCCGTATGCCACGATCACCATATCGCCTGCCTGGGAGGGCGTGAGAGAGGAGGCGACTAGATTGGTGCTGGGTGACCCGGTATTATGAGTCGCCACATCAATCGGACTGCTAGTAAGCACACCCGAGTAGACCAATATGGCAGCAGCGAAGAACTGAGATCCAGTATCAGTGTTGGTCCAGGTACCACTCGTACCGGGGTCACCTGCCTGCAAGACTCGATACCATGAGTCGATACGCTCATTATCATCGAAGTCAATGGTAGACCCGTTAGTAATAGCGGTCCAACCAGCTGGGGGACTCGAGGTCGCAGTACCGCCACCGGCATCAGCTACCGTTATCGAGATGGCGACCTGCCCAGCACTAGCCGTGAGAGGAATCGTCATCGAGACGTTGCTATTCCCGGAGTTGTGAGTCGAGTCTACGAAGGCGATAGCCATATATTGATAGAATAAGGCCCAGCAGGGCAGTGAGAGTAACCCTGCTGGGCCTAGCGCACAGGACAGCTGAAACGAGAGGTTAGCTACTAGTCCTCATACCATTCCACTACGTACTGGTAGTTCTGTGATGCGCCATTGCTGACAGCATCAAACTCCAGCGTAGAGGTGGTAGCAGTGCCCGCGTTAGGGCTAGATGTCGAGAATATCTTGACCGCTGTATCAGGTGTGACTGCGATCCAGCCACCCTGTCCACCAGTCTGAGCAAATCCCACCGAGATTCGCACTGAGCGCGTTCCAGAGCCACCAACGACAGTTGAGCCGGTGGTGGTGCCATTCGAGATGGTGAGCGCGCTGCTCGGGTTGTTCTGGTTGCGCTTGCTGTAGACGCCAGCGGCTGCCGCAGCAGTCGTGGTCGCAGCGGTCTGGAACGTCGAGCCTTGGAAGACTCCACCACCAGCAACGGAGCCACGCGCATTGGCGAAGACACCGGTCACGCTAGCAGTCGGCTTGTTAGAGCCCTGCAACATGAGGAGAGCCATACATTCAGTGCCAGCTGACGAGCTAGTGGCAACGAATGAGGTTGAGCCGCTAGCACCATGAGTAGACGTGTCGTAGTAGAAAGGCATATATAATCCTCGTTCAGTCCGTCCTGCCGTTCCTGTACTGGATTTCCTCAGCTTCAGGCATCCGCGGTAGCGGCAGGCTACCGTATCGCTCAGCGCAGTCGGCGCACTGATATATGATGAACAGAGAAGTCTTCAGAGCGTAACCACCATCTTTGCCGCAGGAGAGGCACCACACCTTGTCCATCATCTGGCCCATACGGCCCATAACCTGATGATCAGCGCGGAAGTTCTTCAGGCGAGACTCATCTCCCTTGTAGACCCATTCTCCGCTGGGCTTGATTATGACTTCATCAGCCATTGACGAGAGCCTTCAGCGCCTTCACACGCTTGGCGTAATCAGCTTCGGCTGCAGCTAGCTCCTTCTCGCGCTTGGAGACTTCAGCCTCACGCAGCTCAAGATTCTGCTTCTGCAGCTCCTGTCGCTTGGCCTCAGCGGCATTGGAGCGCTGATACTCAGCCACCCTGCGGTTGTGCTCTGACGCCTTCCGATTCAGGTCAGCGTCAAGACTCTTCACATGTTCCTCGTAAGCAGCCTTCTCCTCAGCGAGGGCATCGGCCTGTGCGGCGACGGCTTTGCGTGTACCATCGAGCTTCGCTGTATCAGCGTCTAGCTTGGCCTGTGCAGCCTTCAGCTCATTGTGCTGACGCTCGAGTTCATTGCGGAGCTGGGCGTTAGCCCTAGCCTCACCCTGAGCGCGAGAGATCAGCTCCTGCGCTTCCTTCGCTTGCTTGTTCAGCTGAGCGAGAGTAGCCTTGGCACGTTCTGGATCGGACAGCACTGCGAGCAGATCAAACACACTATCTGCTTGTGCTAACTTCTCACTGGTGATTATCTGGGCCATATAGCTACTCTACTGACTTTGCAGTTGCCACCCTGTGGCCTCGACGGCGATTGTACCACCCCCGCCCACGCTCGCAACGGTAACAGTAATAGCCTGATTCTGTGCGGAGGCTGGCAAGGCTGGTATGAATGTCTTGGCAATGCAGCTGCCTGCCGAGACTGTCTCGACTAGTCTATAGTTCAAAGGCCCGCCAATTACTCCATCTATAGTAACAGCAGTACTTACTACACTCGCAACTGCATCCCCAGTGATCAACATGGTAGCGATATACGTGGTCATGCCCGCTGCAGCGGGTAATGTAACCTGGCACTGTGCGCCACTGCCTGCAGTCGCGCTCGCCGCAACCGGGGTACCGGGCGAAACATCGAAGTTCTGTGATACGTGTATAGGCATCGAGCATTACAGAATATGCCAAGCGTAAGTGGTGCTCCCGGCTTCACCACAGATTACGCCACAAGTGTTGCAAGTAGTTCCTACGGTACAGGTTGAGTGTGCAGGTGCCGCATTCAGCGAGCACGCAGCATCGTTATCGAGGACAGAGCCGATTGTCCCTGCAGACGCTGAAGTACAGGCTGGAAGATTGGCAATTATAGATGGTCCGAGAACAGCGCCCGGGCTGGTGACGATTACGCTCTTGGGACGATTCGGTATAGCAGCTACGCTACCCTTGATACGGGACAGCTGCTGTGCGGACGCTACTGCTGAGCAGAGCGACAGGAGCAACAGGGATATGAGCGCGATACGCCACACTATTACGTTGCTCCAGGCCCTTCGAGTACGCTTTGAACGTTGAACCAGCCCGCATTGTTCGTATCAGCAGTGAATGTCGGCAGAGCAGTTGTCGATACGGCAATGACGATACCGTTCAGGAACAGCTCGCCAGAGGGGGTGACGTTGATAGAGAAGTTGCCGGGGCCAGTGACCTGAAACACATGCTTGGGCATGTTGCTCAGAGTCAGAGTAGCATTGGACGGAACTGCGGTCGCATCGAATACACAGATGTAGACCGTAGCAGCCCGATTGTACCAGCCATCAGCGCCATAGAAGACAGCTCGACTCCCACGCGCTACCAGTGAATTGGGTAGAGTGCTGCCGGAGCCGGTCGTGACAATGCCGGTGCATCCACCAGCATACAGATCTTCAAAGTTAGGCACTATCTGCCTCTAGCAGTCCGAGTCCTACGCGGTGTGCGGTTAAGCTTGTTCCGTCGGGAGCTGCCCAACGGATTGAAGCCCGCAACACCTGGGTAGATCAGCCGAGAGTCCTGATCACGAGGCGTGTCAGTGTGCTGATCCTTGGTTACAGAGCGAGGCTCTGGATAACGGGACATTACACTCTCCGGGCTCTACGCTTCCTGCCTGCTGCAGCGAGCTTGGCCATCTTGCGCTTGCCGTACTTGGCGCGCCCGGCAGCAGCCGCCACACGCTCTCCAGCTTCTTTGGAGCCGTACTCGCGAGCAGCTTTCTCCTCAATGCTCTGAAAGCGGCCTCCGCCGCCGAGCTTCAATGACTTCTTGCGACGACGTGCCATGACTAATACTTCCTCAGGTGAGGCTTCTTGATACGAGGCTTCTTGAGCTTCAGTGAGACTTTCTTCAGTCTGGGCTTACGGATACGCATTACGATCCCCATGCAAAGAAGCGAGCAACTACTAAGTGAGCATCAGTTCCAGTGGTCATCTCGGTTCCAGCACCGGGTGTTCCACCAGTCGTGGTGTTCACATTGGCGAACATCTTGACCAGACTGTTGGTGCCACGACCCTGATACACCAGAGTCACACCAGACTGATTGGTCGGCTGAATCCACAAATCATCAATGCTCCCGACACCCACCTGAGATGCGTTGAGCGTGTCACCGCCCGTCGCATAGCTAGTGGACATCTGGAGGGTACCAGTGATGCGCTTCTGATCAGCCCCGGCAGTATGCGTCGGCCCGCCAGAGCCGTAGCTGCTGCTGGGAGAATCGAGGGTTACAACGACATTGCCCATCGTATATATCTCCTTACAGGATTAAGCAGCAGCCTCTTACCACACGATCACTTTGCAGCTAGTCCCACCAGCTGCGGTGGTGCCAACATACACATTGATCGTAGTGCTGGTCAGAGTCGCAGGGTCATAGGACCCATAATTGGCGACAGTACCATAGCACTGCACAATGGCATGCGTAGGGGTATAGTCCATTGTCAGCGTCACAGCCTGGGCTGCGCCAGTCGTGCCTGCCATGTTCTGCACATCGTAGATATAGACTTTGCCTACCGGCAGACTAACAATGTCTCTTGATACAGTCGTAGCCATTCCAAACTCCTAAGGGATTAACTGGCCTGACTAATGATCGAACTAGCAGGCAGAATCTTCTCCTGATACTGTTCCTTGATCCTGACGTGAGGTGATGCAGCGAATGACGCTACAGTCTCGCGTCGGGTCTTGATGTGCTCCAGTTTGCAGCTGCCCAATCCGTATATCGGAATGCCCAGCTCTCTACAGCGCTTGAAGAACGTGAGATCCTCGCCCAAGCGGATAGTGCGACCATCAATCTCAGCGGTGTCGCGACCAAACCAGAGCCAAGTCTCAAGCGGATACTTGCCCCGGAACTTGTCGAACACGGAGCGATGAATCAGCAAGAATCCTGCTCCAGCGCCCGCCAATGGCTGCAGGCCATCAGAGAAGCTGTAGCAGGGGGTGAATCCATCGCAGCGCTCGGGATGCGCAGGGTCTGGCAGATACCACACCGGCAGCGGGTCCGGATTGGCGTTGAGGCCACGAGAGAAGTAGACGCCGGATACTATCGGGCGTTCCTTCCAGTCTGCCGCATCGAGCAGCATGTATGGACCGTTGGCTGGGAACACAATGTCAGTGTCCACCATCAAGAGCCACTCAGCGTTCTGCGACAGGAACAGACGCACGAGTGCATTACGGTTGTCGTCCACATACAGACCCTGATGGGAGACAACTGAGTGCAGCATCTTGCGCTCGCGTCCATCATACCAAGCGCAGTTCAGAATGGACTTCATGAACGGCTCATGGACCATGCCGCCGTGGACATAGCCGATGATGTACTGCGGCTTCCACTTCGAGCGTGGCAAGACACCAGTGGTAATCTTGGTGTTCTTGCGCTCAACCAGCTTACGCAGGGTGAGCTTCTTGCCGTTCGTGCCCATATTAGCTGACGTTAGTGATCTTCACCTGATAGCGAGGGCCAGGTACGATGAAGTCACCGTAGATGTGCAGCTGGTCCACATACATGTCGCTATTGAACACAGGGAAACCAGTGTCACCGAATCCAGCTGATTGAGAGCGACGGACGAAATCGTGGCCTTCCATGCACCACATTTCGATATAGTCGGTGTTCAGCATCCAGACGTAGCCAGAGGCAACGTGTGAATCGACTACAACCTCGGCTCCGTTGAAGCGGATGGTCTCGAAACCAGCATCACGCGCGGGTCCGGGGGCGTTACGATCAGCAGCTTCGACACGCTCCCACAGCTTGGAGAACAGAGCGTTAGTCGTCAGAATCAGGTCAGGACGGGCGCGATTGAATACCGCGAGCTGATAGTCCGTCTGGAGCAATGCCTTGGACATTGCGCCGCCAGTCGCATCAACCTGGCCCTTGATAGCGTTGCCGGGGTCACCAGCAGTTGAGTTAATGGTGATACCACCATAGCTACCAGAGCTTACAACAGCGTTGAGCAGCCCGTCGAAATCCTTGTTGCTGTTGCCGGTACCATCCAAGAAGAACATCGTGCCGAGCTTGTCAGCCAGAGAATTGGCAGCGGCTTCAGCAATCAGATCGAGCAGGTCAAAGAACTTGGTCTCGCGTCCACCAGCGTTCTGCGCCAGCTTGAGACCATTGATATTGATCGGGCACCACGCTGCTTTCCAGTTGAATACCAGATCGGTCACGATCTCGGTCTCAGTGGTGTCAGCAGTATCGCCACCAGGGGTATACGAGGTAGAGGTAGGGGCGTTATACAGAATGGTGGAGCGTATCTCTTCACCACCCTCGTACTTGATCTTGTTCTTCGCATACATACGCTCGAATGCAGCGTTAGTATTGAAGAACAGATCGGTCACTCTCCGGAGCTTCGCGTCTAGAGTCGTGACCACAATGTTATTGAGAGTGCGGCCATCAGTCGGCAGAGCCATAGCTAATCAACTCCTAGTTAGGGCGTATCCAACCCTTCTCGCGAAAGGTCCGTATGAGATTCCTGTTCTCCTCATCTTTGCTGATGGACTTGCCATCGCTATTGATGTTGCGAGGCTGCCATGAGCGAGGAGAATCTAAGATTGGTGCAGCGTTCTTGTCCTGCTCTGCCTGCCACGTAGCCTTGGCTTCGGCTACAGCTTTCGCTACAGCTTCATCCAACTGCTTCTTGGAGGCCCTCGGAGCACGAACCTGATCGGTGGCCCAGCGAATCAGATCCTCACCCTTGAGAGAGGTGACTTTCTGAGCTGCGTCGAGAGCCTGCTTAACGTCGAGATCAGGGTCAGCGAGCTTCTGTTCCATCAAGGTCAGGAACAGGTCATTCCGAGTATGCAGCTGATTGAGAGTCTCGTTCAGGCGCTGCTCGTATATCTGTGCAACCTGCTGCACCTTACCCATCACGCCCTGCTCAACGAGAGCGTTGAGACGTTTGGCCTGATCAGATGGTGTCAGCATCTCCCAGCCTTCATACGGGTCAACCTGCTGTTGAGGCTGAGCCGGAGCGCTAGGGACATCTACTGCACGATACTGTTGAACGCGAGGGTCAAAGACTATGGCCTTGCCTTGAGAAGCAGCCCCAGCAATAGCCTGTGCCCAATCCCGTAGCTGTTTGACTTGCTCAGGATTCTCGTAGCCGTATTCCTTGAGCTGGTCGGCTACTCGGGCTCGCTCTCGAATGGTGTCGTAATCTTTGTATCGACTGGAGAGGTCGTTATAGATATCTTCTGCTGACTTACCAGCATACTCGGCTGGTAGACTCGATGCGGGAGCAGCTCCAGGCTGGGGCTGAGCAGAAGTCGCAGGAGAATTGCTGTTGTTAGTGCTAGCAGGAGCCGCAGCGGCATTGGCTGCTGGCGCTGTCTGCTTGTTGTCATCGGCCATTAGGTGAGGGTCTCTACTTGATTAGCGTTTGCCACCAGACTTCCGGCCTTTGACATTCCGGCTGTATGCAGTCGGGCTGTTCAGGACGCCAGAGCGGGTGATGTTCATTGACTTGCCAGCGTTACGCGGGGCAGTTCCTTTGCGTGCCATGATAATCCTTATGTACTCACAGAGTGGCTAGCGGGGCGGGATAGAGAGCGAGGGGAACTCTACCCGCCCCAGAGGGCTACATCTTCCGATGACGGCCCCGGCGAATCCGATGGCGCTTACCAACGCGCTTTCTGCCTCGTGCCATAGCGAGTACCTCCTTCAGCCCTCTCAACCCGGTCAGTTCGGACAACTCGGAGTAACCCGTTCACCTCGGACAGAGTGGGCAACGGGAGGGCTAGATTGCGAAACATACGAGTAACTAATTCCAGCACTAACAACTGATCTCAATGGCGGAGCTACATAGGTGGCATCTGAGGAGGCCCAGCTGGACCACCCATTTGGCCTCGAACCATAGACATGAGACGGGCAGCGAGACCAGGATTCTGTGCCATCATTTGCGCCATCTGAGGCGCTATAGTCATTCCAGGGTTCTGTGCAGCTTCTACCCTCACACCACCCCTGTGCTGACGATCTGCACGACTGCCTGTACCAGCGTCACGCAGTTTCTGTATCGAACCAACTATCTTGTCGAGACCCGCACCAGCGAGGAACGCTAGCATCATGATCTGTGCTGGCATGCCACCCTGAGCGCCTGCAGGTCCACCCGCCATTGGAGGATGGGGAGGGGGAGCACCGGGAGGCATAGCACCCGGGGGCGGTGGAGGGAGCGGAGCTCCAGTTGGGGCGGGACCCGGAGCTCCGCCACGCAGAGCGGCAAGAATTTGCGGACTTGGTAGACCAGCCATATTATCTAACGCTAGAACTTACCAGCCTTCCGGAGAGCCTCAAGACGCTGTTGAGTACGTGCGCTTCCGCTGAGGTAGCCGAGCGCGATACCGAACAGTCCAGGCGCTACAGTGGTGGTCAGGAAATCAACTTGCCAGAGCTTGCCCAATGCAGCAGCTACAATGGCAAGAACGATCAGACCGACAGTCTCAAGGTATATTTCTACACTCACTTCTTCTTACCACTCTTAGCACTAGGAGGCGCAGGAGGAGGGAGACCCTCCATCTGTCGTGCCTGATTCCACGCAACAGCTTCGGCAGTCTTCTCCAGAGAGTTGGTATAGCCAAGCTCATCCAGCACATCGGAGCCTGGGATGAGCATCGCTTGAGACAGCTGGAACTTCAGCATTGCGCGCTGAGTCTTGGTCTGAGACAGCGACGAATAAGGAACGATATTGAAGGAGAAGTCTCTCCACGCACCTTTGATGGCAGTCAAGATAGAGTCAGTGACTTCCGCCACAGAAGGGGGCTCACCAGCACGAGTTGCTGCATCTACAGCGTTCTTGATGCCGAGCTGCTGTACTTCCTTAACGAGGGTATCGCGCTCAACGACGTACTGCTGGTAATTGTCGCCAGCAAAGTACGTCATGATGCGGTCCTCTTTGTAGAACTGGAATATGCGAGATACAATCTTCTGGCCCACACGCTCGAGGAACTGTTCGAGACGCCTTGCTTCAGCGCGGACCAGAATCTGTGCAGCCTGCTGAAGACCTGCGAGCTGCTCACCAGAGCGCATCTCAACCCGGGCATTTGCCGCCTGCATGGAGGGGTCGGCCAGACCAATAGTGTAGTCCACTAAGGTCATCATAAGCTGCATCATCTGGATGGCGTTACCCTCACCAACAACGGAGGGCTCGCGGCGTACCTCATTACCACCACGTTGAATGAACGAGAGCACATGCTGCTCCATATCCTTCAACTCTTGGATGGTCTGAGGGGTCAGAGAGCCAGACTGTGCAATTACCCAAGGGAAGCCATTACGCAGCCAGTTCTTGACTAACAGATTGCCGGTGCGGTTGAATGCATCAGAGAGCTTCCGTACTGCCTCGACCTCAGAGCGGCCCCACGGATGATCTGGATCGGGTACGTTATCGAGCCACTCTAGATCCCACATGCCGTCGAAGTAGGGATTGCCAGTTCTGTCTATGCGCTTATCAGGGAGATAGTTGATAATACAGCCTTCGTCTCCGGGGTCGCCTACTCGGATGAAATAGCGCCCGCCTGGGTACAGAGGATTACCGTCAGAGTCGGTGGCGTGGTCTTTGATGAGATACTCACGCACATACACCCTTGGGACGGCATTGACGGCCTGCCCTCCCATGCGAGAGCTGAAGTCATTAGTAGCAGGGGAGCGTAATGCGCCCCTGAGTCCAGCCCAGAAGCCCTCTTTGCCCTTACCGACCATACTGATACGAGACGAGGGCTCGATGAGGTCAATGGCTCTGGGCTCATATGCAGCGATTTCGCCATAGGAGCGCAAGGAGTCGATTACGATATAATCAGCGTGCTGCAAGTCGTATGTGCGAGTGATGCGAGGATCAACCCGTACATGGCGAGGGTCGATAGCGGGTATCGAGATATCGCCCAGTCCGAAGAGAGCTTTGCGATCCCAAGTGACCCGCCAGAACGTGGAGCCGAATACACCCAGGTGCATACCGGAATGCTCAAGGGACATCGGTACGTTCCACTGGCCCCAACCAGAGGTAATGATGCGTCTGAGCATCTTGGCGGTGTTGTCGAGACGAGCCCGACGCGGCATGATATCGAACGTCGGCTCGGATTCAGTGAGGAGACCGTATTTGCGCCGGATAGCAGGAGAGATTAGGTCAACACCGAAGATAGAGGGCGGCTGGTTCGGCTTATCAGACTCGCCACGATACGCTCGCACATCCTCCTGCCAGCGATTGAGCGATGGCCAACTCTCCTTAGCGCGCTTCGACTCACTGTCGATATTGTCTAGGAAATCTACCAGCGCGGTGAGATCGCGAGGGATGTTCGAGCGGATTCGGGCCATGATCCAGCCGATAGCAGCGTACCGGCATCAATTCGAGATGCGATATAACTAGGTGAGCTTACGCTTGGCTCTGAGTGCGAATCCTACCACCGGGAAGCGAGAGATTCTCGTCTACTGGACCGCCGACAGAGAAGGCTTCACCTGTAGCATCTCTCGAAACTCTACGGGTGCGAGCACGAGCTGCGGCCTCTGATTTGGTACGAGCAAGCTCACGCTTATCGTGTGTATCACCGCAGTCATTGCTGCAGAACTTCTGTCCGGGATTCTTCGGCTTGAACTCTTTGCCACACTCCTGACATGTAGCCTTACCAATGAGTATACTGGTGGTGCTAACACTCTCATCATCAAAGAAGTGATGACTGAAGTTCTCCAGATGATTCCCAATGTTGAGAGTCTTGCCTGCCAAGAAGAATGCGGTCTTGGTAGCGTCCCAGCCCTTCTCCTCGCGCACCGATACGATACGCTCACGCCAGACGGTATCTACCGTACCCATCGCGTCGAGGACGGTCTGGCAAGCTCTCTCTATCTCATCGAGCGTCAAGGAGTTCTTGGGCTTCGGAGGAGCAGCTGTATCGACCACGTTCTCCTTGATAGCCTTCAGACTCTCTAGCGTGTTGTCGGGCTCAAACGGTACGTTCTTCTCAACCTCTATCTTTGCCATCACTTAATCTCACTTATGAATGAATTAGCGGACTGCTTGTACCCGAATGGTCTATCATGGATAGCTATATCACCAAGCTCTAGCTCTTGTACCTGAGTAATCTGATTCACGCCTTCATCGAGCTTGCCGAAGCTCTCATCATCGCTGGTGACAGTAGCTATCATTGCAGCCATGCACAGATCGTCATGACCCTTGTCGGCTCTATACTCGAACGTATTGCCCCACGGTACCTGGATGAAGTCCATCAGCTCTTCATGCAGAATACGGGAGTGTATCTTGATACCAGTGCCATCCTTCGCTGTAGCTGCGTCGTTCAGCCGCTTACGGAAGAGGCTCACCATGAAGGGCTTGGACTGCTGATTAGTCTCCCAGCCAATCTTGCGTGACAGGACAGGTACAGCACCATCACGCTTGCGCCAGTAATAGGGATACGGATACGATAGGCGCTGCAGCTGATTGACTACAGCAACGCCTACACTGTTCCACTCGGAAGCAATCTGGGCGGTGTTGTAGAAGAAGCCTAGCCAATAGAGCAGGGTGCCAAAGTCCATGGTGTCCATCTGCACATGGACCTCTGCAACCTGCTCCAGAGTTCTGCGATTGATTACGACTGCAGTTGACCAGTCGCCTCCATCGACGCCGAGAGCCACGTCAGCACCAATGTCATACTGGACGCCTTTGATGGGCTCCTGCCAGATAGCGCAGTAGGGCTCATCGGCTTTCACCAGCTGAGACTTGTCGTCCTCAACCCGAGGACCGGGCAGGATACGGACTGTGCGGATGGGGTTGCACAGATACCGGCGCTGATAGTAGAGACTCTCAGCATTGAACGTCATGCGGTCAAACGTGATCCAGCAGGAGTCATAGTCGCTCGGATATTCCTGTGCGTAGAGACGTGGATCGCCCATCTCAGCAATCTGGGCTCGACGCCACTTGAAATGTTCCAGCGGTATATCGAATGGAGGCACGCCATCCTCCAGCTGTCCTCGTGCAGCAATCTTGACCAGGTGCTGCTCCTCTTTGGTGAGCTGCAACCTCTCACCCTTCAGGAGCGGCATCTGGTTGTCGGGCTCCATGTATGCGGGCCCGAAGACGAACACGCGGTCTGATTTGCCGCTGCGCGCTTCATCACAGCGCTCTCGAAACCAGCCACCAGAGAAGAACGGGGTCGACTCCTCAATCTCGATTGTCCCGGGCTGTCGCGGTATACATGGGAAGATTGAGGCAGCGAGGATGGCGGTCTGGTCCTCCTTCCACTTGGAGACCTCGCTCAGATGCATTCCATGGCGGGTGGTGCCGGTTGCTGCATTGATGTTGGTAGCGGCCTGGAAGTCCATCCGAGAGTTGAGCCCTCGATCCATGCCAGTAGGGTTCTTGTGCTCAGGATCTGCAAAGACCAGCTCTCGCTTGTTCGAGCGCCGGACCATGGGGCGTATTGCTGGATCGAGGTGCTCGTAATAGAAGCGTGCCTTCTCAAAGATGCTGGATGTAGTGGGGTCGTCCTGCGCTATCAGCAGAGAGGAATAATTGGGAGTCGTAGTCGCTTTCCAGAACTGGAGGCCCTGCGTATACGTGCTAGACCCTTGCTGCCGTCCCTTGACGATATTGACCCGCACATAGCCCTGATTCTTCCACTGCTCATTCACCTTCGCCTGCACCAGCATCTGCAGGGGCTTCTTGCTGATGTCGAGCGGTGCAATGACTCCGGGCGTCTTGGTCTGTATCTTCAGCTGTTCGAGTGAATACGTCTCGAACGAGCGCCGATAATGCTCTCGCTTCAGCGCCAAGGCATATGCCCTGCGTTCTGCTTCATTGACGTTAGGCATTACTTCTCTAGATCGATGCCCTCTACAGCAGCCAGGTAGCTATCGGTGTTGTAGCGGGCCGATTCTGCAGGCGTGAACAGGGATTGCTTCGGATCTACTGGAGGCAGTTCCTCTTGCTCCACGATCAGGGGCTCAGGCGGTTTCAGCAGGTCCATCTCCATATGCAGCTGCTGCTTGATGTCAGTCAGGAGCTGGCCGTGCTTCCAGTACAGGAGCGCAAAGGCTGCTACCAGCAGGGCTAGCGTCACTGACTGAATTATGAGGCACGCCAGTATCATGCGAGCTTCTGGAACCCGTCGATGGTGACAGACTCTATCTTGCGCACGTCAATCTGCAGCGCGTCGAGTATCTCTCCATTGACGTACTGCTGCACATAGCAATGAGTTGGGTCGTTAGCCGAGAAGTTCATGGCTATCACCCGCTCATAGCTAGTAGGCTCCTTGACGCCCTTGTATCTGATGCTCAACTTAACCGGCATCTTTCACTACTCCTCTGAGCCGCTCGATCTCCTCATCACTGAGATTGGAGAGGTCAGGCTCTGGCCCTTGCGATATCTCCACCTTGGAACGAGGTGCTAGACCGCTCATCTGTGTCATGCGTGTAAGCGTATCCCTGACCTCCGATACATCACCCGTCGCAACACTCGCTTCCAGCAGTGCCTCCCACATGAGCGGCAATCTCTTGTCCCAGTGCTCACGGATGTACTGGATGGGATCATTGATCGCCTGACTCGCATCCTTGGCACGCTCCAACAGGAGGTTGAGCTTGTGCACCGGATGCATAGGCTCATCGGGCGTCAGGATGCTGTAGGGCGTGTTCTTCAGCTGCTCGCTCGCAGGAGGCAGTGCTCTAAGCTTTCTCGCCATCATTCTTTGCTCCACGCTGCTTGGCTATCCATTCATCAATGGAACGCTTGTCGAATCTCCAATCCGTTCCCACCTTGAACCCGGGCAGCTCGCCCTTCTTGGCCATCCGATAGAGCGTACCCGTATGTATCTGCAGATAGCTGCTAAGCTGATGTATCGTATACGTCTGAGGCTGGATCTCCTCCTCCATACGCTTCACTTCCTCACTCGCTGTATATCCTCGATGTACGCCGCAAGCGCATCCACCAAGGCATGATGACTCTCGTTCAACTTCTCACACATCCCCGTGAACTTGCCCATACCCTCCGTCTGTATCACCGCCAGATAGCGCCCGCTCCCAAAGAAGGATGGTAGCGCTGCTACATCACCACATCTCTCCCTCGCCGCCATGGCTACACTCACACTAGTAATCAGATGCGTTCCATTACTGTCTAGCCATGCATCCTTCACTGCTTGCATCGCTGCAGCAGGTACTGCATACAGGT